GGTGACCCGGACCCGGATCGCCCCGAGGACGGGCACGGCCGGGCGCTTGGGCAGGCCCAGTGACGCGAAGGTCAGGGCGGACCCCAGTTCGGCGCGGTTTACGGTGATGGTGGCGCTCATGGCGTGTTTTCTCTTTCCCCAGGGGGGGTCTCCCCCTTACGCTCCTTACTTTATCAGGTAAAGGGGAAGATGGCAAATAAGGCAGGCCATGCGTAGTACGGGGACACGCCGCACTCAAGCAGGCGGCGGCTGATCATGTGCTCCACCTTGGCGAGCGCGAGCTTCTCCGGGATGCCCTCGGACATCAGGGCACGGACCACGCCGGGCGCGGCCGGGTCTTCCCTCCACCGCCGCGCAAGGCCGAGCACGTGATCGTCGGGGATGTCGGAACGCTTCATGAGTCGGCCGAGTCCCCGGCGAGCGCCCGGTACTCATCCCGCATCCGCTGCCACGGCTCCCACGCCGGGTCGTGGGCGTACTCCCGGAACCTTTCCCACGCTGCCTGCCTGCTCATCCCCAGCGCCGCGCCGACATCCGCCCATGACGCGCCGCGTTTGCGGGCCTCGGCGGTCATCCACTGGCATGTGCCCTGAAGCTGCCCGATCAGGATGGTGGCCGCCGCCATGGCTTCCAGCGGTGTCACCCCGGAGGCGGGGGCGCCTTCGGGGATGCGCATTTTCAGGCCGGCGCCGTCGGCGAGGACGTGCTCGGTGTAGCTGCAGAAGATGCCCCACAGCAGGTAGTGCGAGAGCGGCGGGTCGCCGTCGCGCTCGGCGATGTCTTCGGGGTCGAGGTAGTCCTCGAGGATGGCGATGATGCGGGGGTCGGTCATGCCGTCCAGCGTCATGCACGCCTGACACTTTGTCAAGCCAGCATGACGGCGACACGCCGGCACCGGAACGCCCCATCGCCATCCCCCGGTTCCCGGTAGCCTGGGGGAACCCCGGTGTGACCACACACCATGGCGCAAGGCAATGCCCCCGTAGGAGCCCCCGGGTGACCGCAAGGGGGCATTGCCGTCTTCACCCCCCGTCGGCGCTCCAGACCACCTCGTAGACGCAGCCCTCCACCGGCCCGTCATAGTCCCCCGGCCCGTGCACGCTCACCCGCCTCGGCCGGCCGTCCCTGTCCGCGGTGACGAGCACCGTCACCCCGCCGATCGCGATCCACCACTCCCCGGCGTCCTGCTGCTCCAGGTGGATCCACCGGCCGATCACCATCTCGTCGAACTCGGTTCCCTCCAGCACCGTGTAGCCGGTGTCGTCAGCGGACGGCGCCAGGTCGGGCCGCAGCGCGTTCAGCCGCCGTGTTCTCTCCGCGCCGCGCCCGGGGGCTGACGGGTCGTTGCTCACATCGAACTGCCGGCCGTACAGGGCGGGCCCGGATCGGCCGAGCCACTGGTGGACGAGGATTCTCCACGGGGAGCCTGCGCGGCGCGGAGGGCGCGGGGAAGGATCGGGCATGCCGCTGATCCTCGCACCGTCCGCGCGGGCCTGATGGCGCCGGGAGTGGGCTGAGCCGCACTTGGATGGGCTGTCCCGGCCAGCAGCCGGGCCTAGTCTAGCGGGGCCGGGGCGCCATGTACGGGGCTGCCGACCGCGCCCCGGCCCTCGCCAACGCATCCTAGCCCCCGTGCACGAGCAGATGCACGAGACGGATGCACGTGCATAACGTGTCTGCCTGCGCGTATGATGCCCGCATAGGGACAGTGGGCTGCCGTCCGGAGAAAGGAACCGTGCCGGCGTCCCCGGATCTTGCCGCGGCCCTCGCCGCCCGCGGCGCCCGCAACCCCGATGCTCTCGCCGGCTACCTCGCCGCCAGGCGAACCGCCGCGAACCTCTCCAACCCTGATCTCGGCATCTACCTGTCCGAGACGACGAAGGACGACCAGGGCAAGACCCTCACCTGCCCCGAATGCGGCCATGTCGCCCCGTCCGGGGCGTTCGGCGCGTCCGGCGCATCCCTCCAGTCCAGCCCCGGCGTCCTCCGCACCCCCGCCCCCGGCACCGGGGCCGTCCGCCAGGGCGTCCCCCTCACCGTCAGGGGCGGCGCCGCGCACGCCCTCGCGAGCACCCGCGGCGCGGTCGAGCTCGCCACCGGGACGGTCCGGCGTCCCATCCACGGCCCCATGGACGTGCTCGTCAAACGCGCCGACGACGGATCCGCGCTCCTCAAGCACCGCCAGGGCGGCGCGACGATCGCGTCCCTCCGCCGCAACGGCGACGGCAAGTGGGTCGCGTCCGTCAACGGCCGCGACCTCGAGCCCCGCGACCACCAGCGGACCGCCCTCATGGAGGCGGTCGGCACGTGGAACAAGGCGGTCAGCGGCGCCGCCCGCCCCCAGTCGGCCCCGTTGCAGCCGGAGCCGCAGCAGTCCCCGCTGATGGCCGAGTACGGCATCCCCGCGGTCCGCTCCGCCGCGTTCGCCAACACCGCGGCCGGGGCGGGTGACGGGCCGAAGATGACGGCCAGCGCCGCCGCAGGCGGTGACGGCGCCGACGGGAACGGCCTCACCCCCAAAGGCCAGGCGATTTACAAGAAGCTGCTCGCGAAGGGGTTCCCCGCCGCCCGGGCGATGGCGTTCGCGAAGAACAGCCAGAAGACCACCGCCGGGTCGTTCGGGATCACGGCGGCGGCCGCCTCGTGACCGCCGCGGTCCTCACCCCGTTCACCGCCGGGCAGGCGGTGGAGCTCGGCAACCGCTCCTGGTGGAAGCGGCTGCTGCCCATCGGGGAGATCGACTACAAGGGCAGGCGGCTGAAATTCACCCGCGACTACCTCGCCGGCCTGAAGTACGCCTTCGATGACAAGGCGTACGACCAGACGGCGTTCCAACTCGCCGATGCCGCCAACACCCACACCAACGACCCGGAAAGGTTCCGCGGCGAGATCGCCGAGATGGACCTGCGCGGCGACGGGCTCTGGGTGCGCCTGAGCCCGACCGACGCCGGCGACCGAGTGCTCCAGGAGAACCCCAAACTCGGCGTGTCCGCCCGCATCGTCGAGGACTACGCCCGCGCGGACGGCAAGCACTACCCGGCCGCCATCCAGCATGTCCTCGGCACTCTCGACCCCCGCATACCCGCTCTCGGCGCGTGGCAGGCGATCGAGGCCGCCAACCCCCTGCCCGACCGGGTGATCGACCTGTCCGGGGAGTCGTTCACCGACCTCAGCGACCCCGCCGGCGACGGCACCGACACCGAAGGGGAGGCCGTCATGGCGGACCTCGGCAACCTGACCGGCGAGCAGCAGGCGCGGCTCGCGAAGCTCCTCGACCTCGACGACGACACCCTCGACCTGCTCGCCGCGGGGGGCCTGGTGGTCACCCCGGAGGAATTCGACGCGCTCGCCGGCGCCGATGAGGACGAGGACGGCGAGGACGGCGAGGACGGGGACGGCCTCGCCGGGCAGATCGACGCGATGACCGACGAGGAGATCGCCGCCCTCGAGGCCGAGTTCGACGCCGAGTTCGGCGACACCGAAACGATCCCGGAGGGGGAGCCAGTGGCCGCAGGACTGAGTGCGGAGGCCCAGTTCGAGATCAACCTGGCCAACGCGCGGACCGAGGAGACCCAGCGGGAACTGGCCGTCATCACCGCCCGGCTCCGCGAGGAGGACTACCAGGCGGAACGCCGGCGGATGGCCGACATGGGCGTCCCCCCCTACATCACCGACCTGGCCCGCCCGCTGCTGGAGGGGGCGGGGCACGCGGTGGAACTGTCCAACGGGAGGACGGTCGACGCCGGGGCGATCATGCGGCGGGTCCTGTCCGAGTACGCCCGCACCGCCCGCCTCCTGGACCTGGACGTGGAGCTCGGCTCCCCGCACGACGAGCCGGACGACGCCGCCGGCGAGCAGCAGTCGGCGTCCCGCGGCGACCTGGTGTCCCGCTTCAAGTCGGTAACCGGCCTCTGACCGTGGCCGCCCCGAGCAGCAAACCAAGGAAGGCGCAGCGGACATGAGCTCAGACAACCAGCCGTCGGCGGCCCCGCCCGCGAAGCCCGGCAGCGGACTCGCCGCGGCCCGCGCCGCCGAGGACGACGCGACCGCGCAGGCTCGCCTCAAGGAGGACCAGGCGACCGCCGACAAGCGCGCCGGCGAGGACCGGGAACTGGCCTCGGCCGGGCACCGCCTGTTCCTCGCCGCCGCCGCCCTCACCGCCGCGGTCAACACCGGCGACCTGACCCAGGTGAGCAGCGCGAACACGGAGCTTCAGGAAGCCGTCGACGCCCACCTCGCCCTCGGCAAGCCGGAGCGGGGGGAGACGGCGTGAGCGCGGTCCTCCCGCATTACACCAGAGGCCCGTGGAACAAGCAGGTCGCGGGCCTCATCTACGGCGGGCAGTTCGTCGAGCCCAACACGCAGACCCCGGGCACCACCGACCTGACCGTCAAGGTGTCGGTGGGCGGCACCGCCGCGGCGGGCGCGCTGTACGTGCTCGGCGTCGCCGGCACCGACGCGAACGTCATCACCACCCAGACGGGGGCGGCGAACACCTACGGGCAGCCCCTCATCGACATCTCGGTGCTGACGGACTACTGCGCGGTGTACGCCGGCGGGTGGGACATCTGGGCGTGGTACGGCGGGCAGGCGAACGAGGGCGAGCCGCTGACTGTCGGCGCCGCGCAGAACACGCCCGTCGCCGGCACGGTGATCGGCATCGGGAAAACCCCGTACGGCGGGTCCGCCGGGACGACGGCCCTCACCGTCACCTACAACAACATCGTCGCCCGCTGCACCCACCCCGGCGGCGTGTCGAGCGCGATGCTCACCCAGCAGATCGGCGGCCAAGGGGCTGCGTCCTACTTCCTGGGCCGCGTCCGGCTCGGCATCTGAAAGGGCCTGACCTATGCCTACTGGCGCGAGAGGTTACAGCGACTCCCCGCGGATCACCGTATCGGAGCTGCTGAAAGACCCGCTGGTCATCCCGGCTCTGATCCTGGATATCACCCAGAACGAGTTCATCATGGACTCGGTCCTGCGGATGGGCGGCGCCGCCCCGTCCGGCGCGGTCAGGTACAGCGAGTCGACGCCGCTGTACGCCGATGACTTCCCGGAGATCCGCCCCGAATTCGGCGAGGTCCCGGTCGTCCCCACCTCGATCGGCGTGCCCCGCGTCGTGTTCAGCCATGAGCGGGCGATGGCGATCATGGTGTCCGACGAGATGCGCCGCCGCCAGGCCATCGACCCGGTGACCCGGCAGCTTTTGCAGGTCAAGAACACGATGGTCTACTCGTGGAACACGGCATTCTACTCCGCTGTCGTCGCCAACGCCAGCATCCAGACGCTCGCCGTCGCCAACCCGTGGGCCTCGGCCGCCGCGACCACCCGCGCGGATATCGCGCAGGCCGTGTACCTGGTGGAGAACGCCAACATCGTGTCCCCGTCGGGTGTGACGCAGTGGCTCGGCTTCGAGGCGGACACGCTGATCATCAACCACGGCACCAAGAACACGCTGCTCCAGTCGTCCACGTTCGCCGCCCCCTACATCGGCGACATCGCGTCGGAGAACTTGCAGTACACGGGCGTTCTTCCGAACAAGATCTTCAACTTGGACGTGCTGGTGTCCCGGCAGGTGCCCGCGGGGAACGCGCTGATCATGCAGCGGCACCGCTGCGGCTTCTACGCCGACGAACTGCCGTTCATGGCCGGACCTTTGTACCGGAACGAGGAGCGAAAGGTCTGGCGCAGTGACACCCAAAGGAGTA